TAAGTTTGCTGAGTTCACAGAAAACAAATGGGCTAGTGCATACGACGAAGATCCAGGTTATACAAGGATTTTTGGAACTAAATCTCAGGCTAAGGATTAATAATGTTTAGCTTTGATATAGAAAATATAACCAAAGGTATAGGTGTCATTACTGCAAGTTTTGCACTTGTAGGCGGCGGCTATACACTTTGGGATAAACTCGAAGACAAGTCAATTTTAACTTGGGCACCAGAATACTTTGAGATAAGCAATGGACCTGTTGACGGAACATTTGATGTTATCGTTGCTCGTGAAAAGCACAGAGACGATTGTAGTGTTGAAGGCTTTACACTTGAAGTCAAGGACAGCAAGTATATGGTCCATGCCGCAAGTCCAGGCTTGACCAAGTTTTCAGGACCTGCCAGCGACAAGATAGACAAGTTTGGATTTACATTTACCATTGACGAAGAACACAGAAGTATGATTCCCACAGGTGAAGCAACGCTGTTGGCACACATAGATTACCAATGTCCAGAAGGACCAGTAGTTGTGAACTATCCAGATCATGCAAATTTACAATTTAGAATAACCAATTAAAGTTGTTGACAACCTTGTAAATCTAATATAATATGTAAAGAATACAAGGTAAAGGAGGTACTCATGCCTGTACGCAGTTTCAATGACAGCGAAATCCAAAAACTCAAACAACTTATGAACGAAGGTATCCAAGTGACTGGAGAAGTGGAAGCACTCAGAGAAGGTCTTAAAGATACAGTAAAAGCCATTGCTGAAGAAATGGATATGAAACCAGCAGTGTTAAACAAAGCAATTCGCATTGCATACAAACATGAATTTGCCAAAGTACAAGACAGCTTCAGCGCAGTTGAAGAAGTACTACAAGCAGTTGGACGAGACAATTAATGTTAGACTTAACAGTCACTGAAGTAGAACATTACACAGATAGACTATTTAGAATCAGAACCGAACGACCCCGTAGTTATAGATTTACTGCGGGCGAGTTCGTTATGATCAGCACCAAAGACAAAGATACTCCAAACAGAGCATACAGTTTGACCAGTGGTCCTTATGACGACTATTTGGAGTTCTACAGTATCAAGGTACCAGACGGACCTCTTACCAGTGAGTTGCAACACATCACAGTGGGAGACACACTACAAGTGGGAGACAAACCCACAGGTACACTGATACTTGCCAATTTAGAATTGGGAGGCGACTTGTGGATGATGGCAAGTGGCACTGGCATTGCACCATTTATTAGTTTGTTGCGTGACCCAGAAACATATGAAAGTTTCGACACTATCAATTTGACATGGACAGTGAGGCAGGCTGCTGAATTAAAATGCTATGAAGAATTTCTCTACAGTTTGCCCATTAACTTCTTTCCCACAGTGACACAGGAACACTATCACAATCAAGGACGTATTCAAAAGTTTTTGAATGATGGCACACTGAACATTGACAATCCAGATAAACAGCGTATAATGTTATGTGGAAGTATGGCATTCAACACTGATCTCAAAGATCATTTCACTCAGCTGGGCTTTAGTGAAGGTAACAAAAAGACACAAGGTACATTTGTGCAAGAAAAGGCATTTGTTAATTAATGTATGTAGACGCACTCATAGACAGAGACAAAGACACAATTCATGTTGTAGAACGTGTTAATGGAAAACGTGTGTTCAGAGAATATCCTGCACGTTATCTTTTCTATTACAAAGACAGTCGTGGCAAGTTTGAAAGTATCTTTGGTGACAAACTAGAACGTGTGGTCACAACCAGCGGCAAAGCATTTGCCAAAGAAAAGAAACTGTACAGTGGTCAAAAATTGTTTGAAAGCGATGTCAATCCAGTGTTTAGATGTCTTGCAGACAACTACTTGGGTGCAGACACTCCTAAACTACAGCAAGCATTTTTCGATATTGAGGTTGACTTTGACAAAGACAAAGGATTCGCGGATCCCAGTGATCCGTTTAACCCTGTGACTGCTATCAGTGTACACTTGGATTGGATTGGCAAAACCATATGTTTGGTTATCAAACCCAGAACACTTACACGAGCAGATGCACAACTTATTGTGGACAGATTTGAAGACACTATTCTCATGGACACAGAAGATGAACTATTGGACACGTTCTTGCAGTTGATTGATGATGCCGATGTAATGAGTGGATGGAACAGCGAAGGCTTCGATATTCCTTACTTGGTGAACCGTATAGCAAGAGTTCTTGGCAAAGAACACACAAGACGTTTTTGCTTGTGGGGCAAATATCCCAACAGACGTGAATTTGAACGCTATGGTAAAGCACAAGAAACATTTGATACTGTGGGTAGACTGCACTTGGATTACATGGAATTGTATCGCAAGTATACATATCATGAAATGCACAGCTACAGTTTGGATGCCATTGGTGAATATGAACTGGGTGAACGCAAAACAGAATACGAAGGCACACTGGATCAACTGTACAACAACGACTTTGAAACATTTATTCAGTACTCTAGACAGGACGTTGATCTACTGGTGCGCATGGATCGCAAACTACAGTTCATTGATTTAGCAAACGTGATTGCACATGACAACACTGTGTTGGTTCAAACAACCATGGGTGCTGTTGCAGTCACTGATCAAGCTATTCTCAACGAAGCACACAGTCGTGGATTGATTGTGCCAGACAAAGTTCGTGATAAAACACAAAAACACTATCCACAAACCTGTACAGCGGCGGGTGCATATGTTGCTACGCCAAAAAAAGGCTTTCATGAATGGATTGGTAGTATGGACTTGAACAGTCTGTATCCCAGTATCTTGCGCAGTCTTAACATGAGCACAGAAACTATTGTTGGTCAGATTAGACACACACTCACTGTGCCAATGCTGGCAGAACACAAATGGGAAGTTGCCAAAGCATGGGAAGGCAAGTTTGCTTGTCCAGAATATGAAAAGGTCATTGAAAAAGACGACGAAACACTGCTATATATTGACTTTGAAAATGGCGAAGAACTGCAAGGCACAGGTGCTGAACTGTATCAAATCATATTTGAAAGTGGTCAGCCTTGGGTGCTTACCAGTAATGGCACTATACTGGATCAAAACAAAAAAGGTATTATTCCTGGACTGTTGGAACGCTGGTATGCAGAACGCAAGGTCATGCAAAAAAGCATGCGTGATGCTAGAGACAGCGGTGATGTAGAACTCACTGCATATTGGGACAAACGACAACTTGTTAAAAAGATTAACTTGAACAGTTTGTATGGTGCGTTATTGAATCCAGGATCGAGATTCAATGATCCTCGAATGGGACAAAGTACAACACTAACAGGACGCTGTATTGCACGTCACATGGGTGCCAAAGTAAATGAACTGTTTACAGGAGAATACAATCATGTGGGTCCAGCTATTATATATGGCGACACAGACAGTGTGTATTTTAGTGCATATCCAATATTCCGAGATCAGATTGAAAGTGGCGAGTTTACTTGGGACAAGGACAAAATCACAGAACTGTATGACACAGTGTGCGAACAAGCCAACGAGACATTTCCAGATTACATGGCAACTGCACACAATGTGTTGGATCGCAAACAAGGTGAAATCATTGCAGCAGGCAGAGAAACCTGTGCAGTGTCTGGTATATACATCACCAAAAAACGCTATGCAATTCTAGTGTATGACAATGAAGGTCACAGAGAAGATAGAGATGGTAAACCAGGCAAGATCAAAGCAATGGGCCTGGACCTCAAAAGGTCAGACACTCCTGCATTTATGCAAGACTTTTTGAACGAACTGCTACTCAAAACACTCACAGGTGCAACAGAAGAAGAAATTATTGAACGCATCATTGAGTTTCGCAGTGAGTTTAGAAGTATGCCAGCATGGCTCAAAGGCACACCCAAACGTGTGAACAAGCTCACACACTACTACAACAGTGAATACATGATTGATCCTAAAACAGGAGAAGAAGTATACAAAGGCAAAAGCAACATGCCAGGGCATGTGAGAGCAGCCATCAATTACAACAGAATGCGCAGAATGAATGGTGATAGATACAGCATGGAAATTATGGATGGTATGAAAACCATTGTGTGCAAACTCAAAGACAATCCATTGGGACTTACCAGTATTGGTTATCCCACAGACGAAACACGCTTGCCCGAGTGGTACAAAGAACTTCCATTTGATAATGACACAATGGAAGATGGTATCATTACCAAGAAAATTGAAAACCTGTTAGGTGTAATGAACTGGGACCTAACCAAAGCAGAAGATAAAACTACATTTGATAGTTTGTTCGACTGGAATTAATGTCACGCAAATTAGACTTACACGGATTAACCATACACACTGCATGGAAAACTGTTGACAGTTTTCTACAAAGGTGTTATTATGACAACTATAAATCTTGTGAAATAATTTGTGGACAAGGGGCTATCAAACAAGAGATTGAAACATGGCTCCACCTAAATACTTTTGTAAGAGATTACAAACTCAATATTCGTACACAAGGCAGTTATAATATTAAACTTAAGAAGAGGACATAACATGCGAGACTATCTCAAAGACATCGTGCAACACACACATGGTCTTGGCTTTATCGAAGCAGCAAAAATTGTAAACGAACAAGGCGCTACCAGTTTGGAAGCCATGGATGATGATCGCACAGTGATTGTGCAAGCAACATTCAAACAGGCTGTGCCAGGCTTGAGCGGCACTTTTGGTCTACCCAATCTCAGCAAACTGAACGTTCTACTCAACATTGATGAGTACAAAGAGAACGCAAACATCACAGTGAATGAGCAAGATCGAAATGGCGAAACTGTGCCATTTGGTTTGCATTTTGAAAACAGCACTGGCGACTTTAAAAATGACTACAGATTTATGAGTCGTGAAGTTGTAGAAGAAAAACTAAAAAGTGTCAAGTTCAAAGGTGTGAACTGGGACATTGAACTACAACCCAACAGTGCAAGCATTGCACGTTTTAAAATGCAAGCGCAGGCTAACAGCGAAGAAACTGTGTTTGTTGCAAAAACTGAAGGCAGCGATCTCAAGTTTTTCTTTGGTGATGCTAGCACACACGCAGGCAACTTTGTGTTTGCAGCAGATGTACAGGGATCATTAGGCACAGGCTGGAGTTGGCCAGTATCGCAAGTACTGAGCATTCTCAACTTGCCAGGCGATATCACTATGAAGTTTAGCGATGCAGGAGCAGCAATGATCACTGTGGACAGTGGCATGGCAACCTATGATTATATTTTACCAGCACAAAGCAAATAACGCATGGAACATAACCAACACACAGATCTAACAGCAACGCAAGATGACTTTGCGATATTCTTGCCTGCGCTGAGTACATTCTATGCTCTGTTTGTGGGTCGACAGCGGCGAGGCTTAGAACCTTATGATGAAGAAAAGAAAGGTAGTGGTACACCTTATATCCCACTACAGCGAATCCCTTCGCACCTCACCCACGGCGTAGAAAGTATCAACTGGCTTGCCAAAGAAGGACTGTTCCGCTACAAGTGGAGTTTGCACAGTGCTGGGCATGCCAGTCTTGATCTGACAAAAGACATGTACAGAGAAAGTCAGTACAGAGAACGTGACAGAGAGTACAGTTGGTTATTGGGAGACAGTGGTGGTTTCCAAATTGGTAAAGGCAAATGGGAAGGTGACTGGAGAGCCAACAGCGGTTGTAATCTAGCACAAAAGAAACGTGATGGTGTACTACGTTGGATGGATGCTTTCATGGACTATGGCATGGTACTGGATATTCCAGCATGGGTAAGTCGTAGTCCAGATGGTGCAAATGCCAGTAATATTCACAGCTATCAAGCGGCAGTGGACGGAACTGCATACAACAACGAGTATTGGATTAAAAATCGCAACGGCAACTGCAAGTTCTTGAACGTGCTGCAAGGTGAAAACTTTGCACAAGCAGATGACTGGTATGCACAAATGAAAAAG